AAAACAGGAGGGGGGTACAAATGCGAAGACCCCCCTCGGGGGGCCAAAAATCTTTTTCATTTATAAAGATTAAAAAGTTTTTAAACTCTTTTTAGTCTTTTTTCTTAAGCTTTTCGTTTAATTCAAACGATAAATTTGTATTTACTTTGTTTGGATCAATTATTTCATCTTCAGTAATCATTCGATGAACTCCTGAAACATTGTATCTACAAATCTCTTCCATTGCTTCGCGAATTATTGCTTCATTATCTTCATCACTTAATTCATCAGAAGCATTAGACACTCTTGCAAGTAATTCGTTGGTATAGTATCCTTTTTCTCTATCAAAAGAAAGCCATTCATCATAGTCTGTGAATGGATTAAACGGATTATCAATAGTCGTTAACATTACTTCTTTTTCCATTTATTTTCCATCCTTTCTTATGAATTAATAGCTTTCATCAATGTTGTAACTGAAACACCCAAAGACTTAGCAACATCAGCTTGTGTGTAACCAGCATTAAGCATAGACTTTGCTCTTGATACTTTGGCATTTGTCATTGAGATTGTTGTTCTTGGTGTAGCCAATTGTTTTAATTTATCGAGATCAGTATTTGCCATGATACTTCCTAAAACACTAGAAGAGATTGCATGAGCTTGAATAGCTTCCCATTCTCGATCAGTTATCTCAACTAAATGCTTCTTAGCGCCAACTTGAGCTCTAGCTCTATTAAGTTCTTGTCCTCGGATCTTCTTTTTCTTATCCGATTCCATATCAGGCTCGTCTTGAACTCGAAGCTGTACCTTCTTATTAGCTATGAGCTGAGCTTTTCTTTCAAGTGGAGCGTTCTTCAAAGCATCATCAAGTTTATACTTAAGAGACTCTACTTCTTTTGCATATACTTTCTTAGCTGAAGATGATACCTTGTATGGTTTGATCGCCATAGACGCTTTTCTAGACTCTTGGGCTAGATTCATTAATCTATTAGCATGGTTTGCATAGATCTCTTCCATCCTTGTACCAGATGAAAGCGAATGAGCATCTCTTGTAGCATTCTTTCCATAAAAGGTATCCATCATTCGAGTGGTCTTAGTTAATGCGGGGACTAGTTCTCCTTTTCGATTCTTAGTCATCTTTCCAGTAGGTTCCCTATCAACAGTTCCATCTGGGTTACGATGTTCTTTGTAGGTAGGGACGTAAACTTCAGACTTAGATCTAGAAATCAAAGTGGATGCTCCTCTATTTGCACCGCCTTGGTACTTCTTCTTAAGCTCAGCTATACCATTGTCAATGGCAGACTTCCTATAGTTAAGACCATGTTTCTCTGCATCAATAACTACCATAGAATGTCTAACAGCTCTAGCAATCTCATTAACGTCAGCACCCTTAATTGTCATATCAGTAATCAAGTTTGAAACTACACCCATGTGCTGTTGCTTACCAGCTTTAGTCATTCGTGTCATTCCATCATACCCAGGGTAAGCTGCTTTGGGGTCAAAGTCTTTAAGACCCTCCAGAGGTGAAGTAATCTTTACTTTCTGATTCTTTAACGGTATAACAATAACACTATCACCATCAAAGTCGGCACCAGATAATCTTTCAGCAACTTTAGCATTAATACCTACAGCATCAGGAGCATTCTTAATAGTTCTATTGGCAGTTACATGATTATTGTTGACCTTAAGCTGTGGAATCTCAAATGTTCCACCATGAGGATAACGAACCAAAGCTACTTGCTCACCATTTCTATAATTTGGTGCATAGATTTCGTTGTCTGGCATGTCTGGAAAAGGAAGAATAACGTGAGTTCTTTGTCTTGGCATTGCTGCGGCTTTCAAATGAGTAGCATCTGAATCACAAGAATCAGCAAAAGAGTCCAGCATTTTCTTTTTTATAATAGGATTTGTCAAAGACATTATCTCATCGTATTCTTCTTTCTTTTGTGCATAAGTCAAACCTAATTGTCTTTGTGCTAGAAATGGATATTGTTTCGAAAGAAACTGGGAAGAGAGGTTTTTACTCCACTTTCCCCAGTCTCCTTCTTCATTCACAATATTTAAGGAAGATAGTTGTTCTTTACCATTCTTATCAATGTAATGTCTTTGTGCTAGTAATAACTCGTCATCTCTTCGAATAGAAGCTCCAAAGGGATTCTCAGCATCAAGCTTACCATTCTTGAACTTCATAGGCTTGAGAACAGAATTATCTTTGTCATCACTTAACATCGGAGTTCCTTTATGTTTGTTCGTATTAAATACTATATCAACTCCAGGAGGCATGTTATCAGAATAAACAGCCATGCCTTTGATGTAATGAGTTCCATCAACTGCAATACGAACCTGAGCGTATCTAGCTTTGCCTAAAGATATATCTTCAACTCCACGACGAAGTTCAATAACGCCATCTTTTTCAATGCCGCCATCTTCTGCATAGTTAATCTTAACTCTTTTAGAGTCTACACTTTTTGGTGGTTCAATGGCTCTTATCGTTTTTCCTCCATCTTCAGTATAAACATTTGGAATTTGAATTTTATCTCTATTTTTGGAAACAGTTGCATAGTCTGTTCCAGGAGGAGCCAAGACTTTTAATGTTGTATAATTTCCAGTGCCAAGCTGTTGAACTTTTAAAGAATGAACTTCATAGCCATCATCTTTAAGAACTTCCAAAGCAGTGTTAAGCTTATCTTTTGAGATGCCCATATGTTTTTCAACACCTGCACCAACATCAAGATAGCCTCTTTCTTTTACTTGCTCTGCTAAGACGTCTGCGTTCTTAATGATATCTCCTCTTTTGGAAGCCATATCATCTTTTAAATAATGCCTAATAGTTGATTCTGGAATACCAGTCTCTCTAGAAATTGCCATATTAGAATAACCTTTATTTTTATACTTTAAAACTGTGGCTATATCCGCTTTAGCAACTTCGTCATTGGCAATTGAAAGTCTTGCTCGTAATTGGGTTGTAGTCATGTCATTAGCTTCGGCTATTTCTTTTTCGGTCATTCCAGCTTTTTTAGAATCTCTAACCATAGACTGAAATGTCTTCATCCTTTGGTAAGGGTTTTCACCAGATCCCCAAGGAAATCTACCAGAACGCCTGGGCATACCATAATGTTTTAATGAATCTGACATGACTATCCCTCCATTTTAATATCGTTTATTATTTTGTCAAAGTTTTTAATTTTTTCCATTACGTAAAGAATATCAGTTGGCTCTGCAATTTCTTCAGATACATCGTCATTTTGATATATTCTTAAAATGATCTTATCTAAATCATTTGGACTATATCCATATTCCAAACAAAATAAAGCAGCATAAATACGCAACTGCAACATGGAAGTTGGAGATATTCCAGTTTTTAGATCATGAATTCTAAGGATATTCTTTTTAAAACTGATTGTGTCAGCAGTTCCAAAACAATTATCAGAATAATATAATATTTGTTCAGGAACCATATTGAAACCAATTGCATCATTCACATAATGGTTTAAAGTCTTTTGTGATCTTGGTAGTTTAACTTTTAATTTAATAAGTTTTTCTGCAAGATCATGTAACTCAGTACCTCGTTTCTTTGCCATATCGTTGTTATATGATAAACGAAGCTTTTCATCTGAGTAATTAACCCAATGATAATTACTAGCTCCTAAAAATGCATGTAGACCTTTAAGTCGGTAATGCTGATTGAAGTTCATTCAAGACACGCTCCTTATTCTCTGGATAAATAAAACTTGCATATGACATTTTATTTAAAATATCTACATAAAAATCTTGATTCGGTTGATGGGCTTCATGCTCAGACTTTTTGCATTCTAACATAGCCCATTTATTTCCATGTAAAATTAATATATCAGGAAATCCTTGAATGTCTTCAAATTTAGTAACTACATCATTATATGGGTCTTTATAAATTTCTTTCAATTCTGTTATTAAACCAGATTGAAAATCACTTTCTAGTTTTCCCATTTTAAATCCTTTCCATTTAACTAGATGTCTGGCACCCAAGAGTCGCAATCAGATGCCAGACCTGGTTAAAGGGATTTCTAAAAGAACGTATTCGCGAGAAAAAGACGTTCCCTAAAAATGAAAAAAGAAAAGGAATGATCTGTCAAACCGTGGAATGCTTTCTAGCATTTCCATGTGATGTTTAATGTTAAAATAACATAAAACATAGAGACATCCTATTCCTTTCATTATAGTAGATGTTTTTTTTGCGAGGCAAAAATAAATTAGAACTTGATAGTATTGCGTCTTTCATTGAAGTCTTTCTTCTGAGCCATAGCTATTCCAATAGCAACATCAATGTAGGCTTTAGATTTTAGCCAATAACAATACAAGTCTTTATATTTTGTATTAAGCCTATCAATACGACCATATGACTGAACTGCAATTTTATAAGAATACTGCATTGAATAAAATACAACAGTATCAGTTGCTGTGCATTCCCATCCTTCAGCTCCAGCCATATAGTTTACAAAATATACCCATTTATCTGTTTTTGGTATTTGTTCATGAACGTGTCCATTCCATTCTGCAAAAACAACATCTTTTGATACTTTTTCTTTTAAGGTTCTAAGTAATTCAATTTCATAATCAAAACTATAAAAAACAATCATTCGATCATGTTTATTAATTAAATCAAGCATAGCTTCTAATCTACTAGGATCTGTATTTGTAGCTCTACGCATTAGAGCATACAATTCAGATGAACTAGTAATTGGCCAGTTCTTATACGGATTCCATCGATCTTTAATAATCTTTTTAAGTAATTCTTTATTATGGTCGACATTAATTGTTACGTGATGCATAGTTGTTTCTTTAACAAATGGCATCTCAACCAAAACCCTTTTGCGTAGCCATTCAAGCTTAGGCTCATCAAGCCATTTAGAAACTCTTGGATATTTTGAATATCTATCATAAACTGCATGCTCAAACATAAACTGGGTTTTATTTCGATAGTACCCGTTCGCTACAAAGACGGGGATATAATCAGACCACGTATCCCCAGGGGTTGCAGTTAACAATATCCATCGATTTTTAGTCGTTATTTTATAAAATGCTTTTACCCATGCTCCAGAGCCAACAACTTTTTGTTCATCAAATATAACGAAGCCATCATGAAAAGTAATATATTTTTTAATATTTTGCCATGAATCGATTTTTACTTTTATACCATAAAAAGACTCTTCTTCATTTTGTGAAAGACCAAAAACTGCACACTCATTATCCCACTCTTTAGAATCTCGCTTTTTGGCGGTGGTTATAATTAACAAATCTTTTGGTTTTTCAATTTTAGTGCATCCCTTATTACCATAACATTCTTTTCGAATAAAATAACCTAATGAAGTTCGAGATTTGCCAGACCCAGTTCCACCAACTAAGATGGAACCAGGCCTAAGGTTATTTATTGCTTTTTCTTGATGTGGTCGAAATGTTACCATTCTAAACTATCTTTTTACCACATCTTGGGCAATAATGCAAATCATCAAAAACAAGATTATGCCAATTAAAGTAACGATCCTCAAAACTCGTATGTAAAGAAAAATCTGGTTCTCCATTGTCATCATCTAAAACGAGTTCCATAATTATTTTAGTACTTACTCTAGCTATAGAACTTGGCTCAAATATTAAAAGATCTTCATCGATTTTAACCTTACATTTTTTATTTTCAATATGTTTTAGTTTATCACATATTTCGCACATTTAAAAGCCCCCTATTAATAAAACTCAGCAAATTCTCCATTCGGGATTCCTTCGTATTTAATATCCATTTCATCTTCTTCAATGGTTACATACATCTTCTCCACGAAAGCTTTTACACCACTCTTGCCTCCAACTTCCCATTGATATGGATTGACTCTAAGCTCAGCATGCTTAAACCTTGCTGTATCAAGAATATGCACATTTTCTTCATCAAGAAGAGTTTTCTTTCTATCAGTTACGATATAAATCTTTGGATTCAAATTCGGATAATCTTTATTGAACTTAACTTCTACAGGCAAATAATTAAGCGGAGGCTCATCTTCATTCCTTGCAGGAACTTGCTTAACGTTCCATCCGTCATCATGAAGAACATCAGCCAGTTCTGGATCAAGTCTTACATAAAAGCTTCTTCTACCATTAGGATTAAACTCTCGCTTTTCACCTCTAAAGTTCTTTCTAAAAATAAATGCGTCTTCGATATAAAGTTTACTCATTCTGTTGTTTTCCATAATTAAAAATCCCTTTCTTTATTAATATTCATTT